TTAAAAACAAACACAAACTATGTCAAACATTTTAACATTCGTACTTAGGAACTCCATGGGAGATTCAACAAACAACGGTCTTACTTCAAGAGAAGACTCAATCGTTCTGCACCACGGTCCAGATACTGATTTAGCAGATTTAACCTTAATTCCAGATGATGAATTGGTTTTAGTAGAAAGAAAACTATTTGGAGAAGATGCTTGGTATGCAGTTCCTGCTGGAATCTACAAGAGCAATAAACATTCAATGTTCGGTGGTAATTTTATCCACACTTCAGATTCAAGGTTTCCTGGCAGAGCGCCGATTCCTGTTCACGATAGAGTAGAATCTTAAGAATTTAATGTAAGTTTTAAAATAAACATGTAATTATATAAATATGGAAGCAATAAAACAAATACAATCACTTCTGCAAGAGGCAGAACAGATCGCCAAAGATCAACTAGGACTTGACAATATATTCTATAATGAGAGGTTCATAGAGATGTTCATGGCAAATCATTTAGGCCATGAGTATGGTAACAATACACAGGGTGGCGATGCCTTAGATGCCACTAAAACGCCAACAGAATATAAGGCAATCAACATGAGAAACAAGGGTAAATCTGGTACCTTCCAGTTCCATTGGCTATCAAAAAACAAAATCGAAAAGTACGCGCAAACGAATAATATGTACTTTGCCGTCAGAGATGGAGTTACTATCAAGAAAATCTACGAAGTACCAACTGATGTTATCATGCCTGTTCTAGAAGCTAAAGCTACTGGAGGCAAATCAATCAATGGTCACGCAGGTTTTAATGAGAAGAAATTAATCGAAACGTTTAACGCAACACTAGTTTATGACAGTGAAAAAGAATACTGTGCATATTCTGGTCTAACATCACCAGCAGCTTATGAGTAAGAGAAAAACACCAGTCTCACTTTTGATTGAGGCACTACAAGATGAACTAGAGTCTAGCCCGAAAGAGGTTTGGCAAGGTATGGAATATGCAATCGCTATCGCAAGAACATTCCTAGACGAAGAGAAGAAGATTATGTGCAAATTTGCAGATGATTGGGCAGACGCAAGAGAAGCAACAGAGCGTCAGCGTAAAATAGAAGAAGATGAATTCAATAGCCACTTAGGCAGATTCAGACCGTAAACATTAACCAATTTTAAACTATAAACTATATGACATTACAAGAATTAAAAGCATACGCAGAAAACATGTCTGTAAAATACCCAGAACACAATGAACAAATTAGAGACCTTTATTTTCTAGCAGTAACTGAAGTAGAAGATGGTGAGTCTGAAGCACACGAATGTGAGTTAGCAATAAGTGATATTGATGAACTAATTAACACCAAAGAGAAATGAAAACACCAATGCAAGAGTTGATTTCTGTAATCAGAAAGAGACAAGAAGATGAAGATGTGCAACCATTTATGTGGCTTGAACAGATAGTGGAGTTAGCAGAATCAATGCTTGAGAAAGAGAAAGAGGTGATGGAGTCTGCTTGGCAAGATGGTATGTATGAATGTGACGGAGACGGAACATTTGAAGATTTCTACAAAACCTTTAACACCAAAGAGAAATGAATTATCAAGAGATAGGTCTTCAATACGGGATTATAGTTCACAAAGTAGAACGTGGAGATAAGTGGTGGAAGGTAAATGGTCCTGATGCTTACTTAAACGAATCAGCTTGCGCCGGCAGAGATGAAATATGGGTTGGTGTATATGATAACAAGGATGAAGAAATTGCAGCATTCTTCCATGAATTAGGACATTGTATTAGTACCAATCTGAAGGATTTTCATCACACTGAATTTGATAAGTTCCATATGGAATTAGATGCATGGATAGTTGGATTAACTGAAGCATACAAATACAAGTACCTAATGGAACCATCTACATTCAGATATATGGTGAAATGTTTGGAATCATATATTGGGTGGGAGGAAAGAGAGATTAAAGGATTTAACACCAAAGAGAAATGAAAGCCATCTTAGAGTTCACCCTACCGGAAGACCAACCCGAATTCAACAATGCCATTAAAGGTGGTGATTGGAAACACGTTTGTTGGGAGATGGCACAATACTTACGCGCACAAATCAAATATGCTCCTGATGAAATGAGTCAAGAGAAATATGATGCACTTGAAGAGGTAAGAGAAGAATTCAATCGTATTATGAATGAGAATAACGTAGACATATACGCAAATGAGTAGACAATTCACATGGTGGCGTAGATTCTGGGCAACAAGAAAGATGCCTAAGCAAATGTTGTACAAAGCTGCTAGTGAATTACAGCAGAGAATTGAGTTCGGTGAATATGAGGTAGACAATCTCGGTAGAGAGTATATGCTAGAAGAACTAATCTTTGAACAGAAAGAAAAAGCTCTAAGAAAAGAAAAGCCTTGGTTGACAGAAGAGTCTTACCGAGAACAGATTCAACCAGAAAGAAAACAATATCGAAAGAGACAGAACTTGATTATGAAAGCTCATCTTGAAGCTGAACATAAACTACTTCATAAGTTAAGAGAAAAACTATCAGAAGAGTTTGGTGTTGCACAAGATAGAATTCAAGAAGAAATGGAAGAGTTTGATGGAACTACTAGAGAGCTTTATTTCCATATTAAGTCAATTGCATTAAACCGATTATACGATCCAAACAAACAACCAAGATTAATACTTGAACAACCAAGACATATACTAAAACCTAAAGAGAGAAAGTATATTGCTCTTTGGACAAAGTTAATTAAAAAACATGATTGGCGAGAGTTCTTAAACTGGAACAATTACCAATAAACTACTATAACTAATAAATCTAGCCTTATGACAAATTACGGATATTGTTGTATCAACATGGCTCTTCGAGAGCAAAAGCCTTCAATCACTACAAATCGTTCTATGATTAAACGTACCTTTATGGCTAAAGGTGTGGACTACGCTTCAGAACTTATTGTACAAAATGTAAGGGATCTACGTACCATTATTAAATGGAATGAAGCTAATGGTCTTAAACTATATCGTATGTCTTCTGATATTATGCCTTGGATGTCCGAGTATAAGTTCGAAGATCTTAAGGATTTCAAAACTATCAAAACTATTCTAAAAGAATGTGGCGATCTAGCTAAGGAGTACGGTCAGAGGATTACATTCCACCCTGGACCATTCGATGTCCTCGCATCTAAAAATGAAAACGTAGTCACCAAATCTATTGCTGACCTCAACAAGCATGGTGAAATATTTGACCTAATGGGTCTACCACGTACTCCTTATGCTGCGATCAACATTCATGTCAATACTACACAAGGTGGTAAAGATGTTGCAATGCAAAGATTCGTAGATAACTTCCATCTACTTGACGCTTCAGTTCGTAGACGTCTAGTTGTTGAGAATGACGACAAGCAAAAACAATATGCAACAGAAGATCTGTATGTAGGTATTCACAATAAGATTGGTATTCCTATTACATTTGACTACCATCACCACTGGTGCCATCCAGGAGAATTGACTCAAGAGGAAGCTCTTAAGTTGGCTTCTACTACTTGGCCAAAAGGAATTAAACAACTATGCCACTACTCTTCATGTAAACGACTTCATGAAGATGCGACAGTAATGGCAAGGGCTCACGCCGATTACATATATGAACCAATCAATGACTTTGGTCTTGATCTCGATATCGAACTCGAGGCTAAAGCTAAAGAACGAGCAGTTCAAAAATATGTGAAACAATTCGCAACACAATTAGTATAACCATTAAATAATTATCATTATGAAAAAAATCTTCAACACAGTTAAAATAATCCTTAAAGTTTTTGGCCAACAATATTTCTATGTACTAGGAATACTATGGATGTTAGCTTCTTTTCTTTACATAGGCGAACCTCAATTTTGGAACGTACTAGGATTTGGAGTTATTTTTACTGGAATACAAAGTATTATTAATGAAATTAAATTAAATTAAAATATGGATTTAAAAGTAGATGCTCTTAGAGCAAGGTACCAAGCTGAAAAGCTAGAAGCAATTGCAACACTTGAAGTATACGTAAAGAATTCTGCTGGAATTGGTGAACATCCGCAAGTCATCGAAGAAATGGCAAAACTCGTAGAACAAGTTGCTAATGCTAACGATTGCTTAGAAACGTTAGATGAAATCTTTATCCGAACAGGAGAAGGAGATAGCAATGTTGCAACAGATGGCTCCGTAAACAGTTAATTATTTAGGCTAGACAATAACAACTAAGGAGCAAGGGACCCATATTTTTTGGGTCCCTTTTTTTGTTTGATATATAATAAATGAATACATTCACAGGAAAAGAGGTCGCTGACCACATTGAGTATATCACGCCACAAGAATCTGATGTGCCTGATTATTTTATTAGCAAGTATATTCTACCCAATAATGGCTGGAAGAATAAGTCTATTAAACTAAAAGATCTACTAAAAGATAAAGACTTTAAAGAGTACTATAAATCTGGCGAAGAGCGCTATGATGAGTATGAAGTTAGTGGTGATGACCTATACCAAGAGTTGGTTGTATATAAAGGTCAATTATTAGATGGTTATTCTAGAGCAGCGAGAATGTTGAGGCTTGGTGAAAAGACTGCAGGCGCTTTTGTATTAGAACATAATAAATTTGTTATGGAGTCTAGAGTATTTGAAAGATATACAAAACTAGATTCTATCTCTAATAAATTATTAGGTGATTGTTTTAAACAGTGGGTCTTAGATTTTGAGAAAGGTAAGAAGTCTTCTAGCTACTCATTTGAAGTACAAAATCCAGAACTAACATTTGACTTAAATTGCTCTATCTATTTTAAAGGTAAAGGATTTGAAGTCCTAAACTCTACTGGAGCTGATGGTAGGGATGAAGATGACGAAGGTGATTGGCAAGATCCGTTTATTAATGTAGACTTTGCTTGTAATCCTGAATGGTTACCTACCTATTGGTCAGAAATTTACTTTCTATTAGCAGATGTCCTAAGACATGAGATCGAACACATTACTCAAGATGGTATTGATATTGGTAATTATAGGAAGGGTAAACCTAATGAACCAGATGATATGATGAGATCTATGATTGACATGGGTATGTTACCAAAGATGCATTATTTACTCTTACCAAAAGAAGTGGATGCAAATTTACAAGGTTTAAGATTTGAGGCTAAGAAGCGTAAAGAGAAGACAATTGACGCTGTTAATAGATACCTAGACTCAAAAGAAGAGATGGGAGAGATAAATAGTAAAGAAAGAGCCGAAGTTCTAGTAAAATGGACTGCACGCGCAAAACACCTAGGGTTTAAGCTATGAACCATATAAAAAAAATTAGAGTGATAAATAAGCTATGAAGTATATTCAAACTCTTACTGAAAAGGGAAAGCTTAAATGGCATAATTCTGATGCTCCTGAAGCTGATGGTAAATTTAGAGACCTAAGTCCTAAAGATCTAGCAGCATGGTTAATTAAAACTAGAAAGGGTGATATGAAAAGAATTAGTGGGTCGTTAAGCCAACAAGTAGCCTTTAATCAGAATGATGATAAAGAATACGTAAAGAAGATGGATAAAACTAGAAAAGAAGTTTACAAACAATTAGATAGAGAAGATCTATTAGAGTCCGTAGATAAGGATGATTTAAAAAATGCAAAGGAAAAACTATCAAATCCACATACTATATTAGATATAACTTACTCTATAACCAGAAGAGGTGATAGGTTTGTTAGATTTGATTATGAAAATAAATATGTTCCTGGTAAAATGGTAGATTCAGGTCCTCATTTTGTTAAAGTATTCTATGGTAATGATAAAGATCTAAAGAAAATAAGTAAAGAACTTAGTATGGATCTTAAAGAATCTTGGGAGATTCTAGAAGCTATTGGAGAAGATACTTGGAATGACTATCCTGCTGCTGCAAAGAAGAATGCTCAAAAGGCAATTGACTGGAAAGAGAAGTATGGTAGAGACGAAGTCGATGCTGGAACTCCAGTAGGTTGGGCAAGAGCTCATCAACTAGCTAAAGGTGAAAACCTTAGTACAGATACAGTTAAAAGAATGTCAGCATTCAATAGACACAGAAAAAACTCATCAATCAAACCTGAATTAAAAGAAACTCCATGGAAAGATAGAGGCTATGTTGCATGGCTAATTTGGGGTGGAGACGAAGGTGTTGATTGGGCAATTGAAAAATCAAAAGAAATAGACGCTATGAAAGAGTCAATACAAATGAAACACGTTACACACATTCATGAAATTAAAAGATCTATGATTTCCGGTACAAGCGGAAGAACAATTGATTCTTTAGAAGATAGAAAATATGAATTAAAGAAAGACGTTGATGGTGCTAAGATCGGAGGCTTTGTAAATGTAAAGCTACCTAAAGGGACGATCATATATAATTTACCAGGTGGAGTATTTGCAGACCATTTTTCTTTAAAGAACAAATACGCAAGTAGATCATCGCAAGGCCCAAAGTATTTCGATACACCAACATTTAAAGGCATAATGATTACATCAATGCCTGATACTTTAGCTGCTATTGAAAAGAATGGTAAAGTTTTAGAATCAGTAATTACTGAAGCTAAAATGCCAAAGAAACATATTGGTAATGACGAGATAGTTTTTCTTAAAACCAAAGAGGATTCAAGAGGTGCTCATTACAACCTTTACTATAAAGGACATGATATTGATAAAGGTGGTTATAGATTTGGTAGTGAAAAAGAGCTAGAAGATTTTGCAGATAATTATATTTTATCTAACCAATTGTATAAGAAGCTAAGATATGAAGATTCAATACCTTTACCAGAAGCTTTTGTTGGACCTTTTGTATTTAATGATAAAATGTCAGATGATGAATTAAAAGCAATGTATAGTGGCGCTCTTGATGGCTATGCATATTATGCTAAAGGGATGCAATATCCAAAATCAGATTACAAGAAGGCTTATCAAGAAATTGAAAAGATCTTAAAGAAAAGAGGAGTTGTAGTTAACGAAGGAACTGAATTAAAAGATGTTCATCAATTAATTGCACACCACAGATTTGATAAAGATTTTAAAAAGCTTTCGTCTAAAGATAAAGAATGGGTAGAAAATGATGCTAAAGAAAGAGGATTTACAGAATCTTCTAAAAGCAATACTTATATTAAAACCATTAATGAATATTTTGGTACTTATGAATATGATAAGTTTATCAAAGAATTTGGAAAGATTAAATACCCTAAGTATATTGGAGTTAAAATGAAAGAGCTAGTTGCTGGTGGATTTTTAGATAAAGTATATAATAAGGAAGCAAACTATATGTCTTTTTGGTTAAACCAAATGGGAGATAATAAGTTTAATACTGCTGCAAGAAAAAAGGAAGTAGGTGAAGTAGGCTATAAATTAACTGATATGTATTGGCACGATTTAACAGGTGGAACTGCATTCACAATAGCAGCTGCTGAAGCTGCACTTGAAGTTAGTAAATATGTTGAAGATTTAGTTGCTAATAAAGAATCAGTGGAACCTGCATATTATATGATGAAAGAATATTTTAAAAACCATGGCATGGAAACTAATAGAAGTAGAATATTTAATATGGCCGTTGAGAAACTAGAGAAATGGATGAAAGATAATTCAATACAAACTCTGTAAAAATAAAATAACATTATGCCTAGAACAATAACAAAAACAGTTACAGCACAACCGCATGCCGATCCTTATGTTTGGCAAGACGTTAATGGAGTTGATGGAACTTGGGTTAATTTAACTGAAACTAGCAATAATACATGGGAGTTTGTAGTAGATGATAATAATACTGGCTCTGATCGTTCAGCTACTTTTATCTTACAACATAGTACGTATGCTACAGCTCCGGCTAACCCTGCTTTATCTAAATCATTTACGATTGTTCAACATGCTGAATCGAATAATAGTTCAGTAATGTAATATTAACATACTATCATAATAAAGTATGATATATAATAAAAATAGAATAACGAATTATGCCAAATGTAACGCATACTAAAAAAGTAATTTATACAGGTACTGCACCCGGTGGTGGTGCTAATTATACTTGGGTAAATGTAGATAATGTGACATGGGTTACGGCTCCAACTTTAGAAGCAGGTACTACAGACACATGGGAGTTTGATGTAGAAGCAAATACAGGAGCTGCTAGACAGAGCTTATGGAGAGTTGAACACTGGAATGTTGCACTAGATGCCACATTAACAGATTCGTTTACAATATACCAAGAGGGAGCAGCTCAAAGTCCTAGTTACAATTTAATGTACCACAACCCTGCGGTGATTAATATTGATGAGGGTACTTCTATAGACTTTGTAGTTAGCGGAAGTAATTTAACAGACGGTACTGTAGGTTATGTTATTTCAGGTGTAAATAATAATGATATTGATATTGCTTTAACTGGTGATATTACGATAACTAGTAATGAGGGTACATTAACTATTAACATTCTTAATGATCTAACTACTGAACCTATACCTGAAACCTTAACAGTAACATTAGCAGCGAATGATTCAAATGGAGTTGCTACCGGTAGTTTATCGGATTATGTTGCAATAAATGACACAAGTCAAGGCACGGTTCCGGACCAAGAGCATTGTTATAGCTTCGATGTAACATCTGGTGATGCTTATTTTACATCAGCAGTTTTATATAATAGTTCTGGAACTGTTTCACAACAATGGACAATGCTAAACGGAAATACACATGGTGAAATTTATATTACTGCAGCTCCAGGTGATACAATAAATATACTGATTGGAGTACAGGCTGATCTTAATTTTGATTTAGCTAACGACACACCAATATCGCTAGGTACTAATATTCTAGGAGCCTCAATTACAGGGCAAAACTTTGATACTGCTAATGATCCAGATACAGGTGGATTTGTCGTAACACTTACACATCCTAATAGTACGAGTCCTACATGTTGGAATAATGAAGTTTTAATAGCAACTCAATCTGAATTAGTACAACCAACAACAACAACTGCAGAACCAGAATATACGGTTACAGTTACAGCAAACGATAATTTAACAAACGCACAAATCTATACTCAAGCAGTTGGAGGAAATCCAAGTAATGTATTAACATTTACAGGAAATGACAATGCCGGATTTGCTGATGCATTCTATGTTCAAGCAAATGCTGGTTGGAATATTAGTCCTTCTCAAGTTAGTGTATCATCATGGGGCGGTGGAGGCAATAACTACTATGTAGACACAAACGTGGATCCTACCTCGGGTAGAGTTAAAGTTGGATTCACTGATACTGTAGATCCTAATAATCTAAACTTTAGTATAGGGATAGATGGCCAAGCAAGTCTATATACATATACAGTGGCTGTTATAGAAACAAATGATTGGGCTACAATATGTAGTGAAACTGTTAGTAATAATACATTTGATTATCCACAAGGTGAAGGTGGAGCAAACTTCCAGAACTACTTCTTGAATAACTACCCTGTAACCGGTGCAGATGTCTCGATTAAAATAAAGACTTCTGACGAACCTGGATTCTCTTGGGCAGATTGGGCAGTTGAAATTAATTCACAAAACGAAGCAGTTAACGGTTGGATTAATTGTAATGCTGGCGGTGGAGGTGCTACAGTATCAATAGCTGGATCGGAATGGATTTATCTAGGAACTGATGAAGATTACACAGGAACTCCTAGTAATATATTCGGTTCTGGTGGAAATGGACTTCCTTCATTTCTATGGACGATAACTGGTGTTGATGCATCAAAATTCTCAATAACAAACGAGACTTCACAAGTATGTACGGTATCATATATTTGGACGGCGCCTTGTGCAGGTGCTAACGAAGCTACTCTAACTTGTACAGTAACGGGTTATGATGCAAACGGACAATCAATTCCATCAGTATCAGATACTTGGGATATAAATGGATGTGAAGATACATCCGGTGGATCTTCTGGTGGATAAAAATTAAATAAAAGAAAATGACATATCAATTAAATATCGGCCCAAACGTTTCTACTCAAGATCATACAGATCTTAAGAGGTGCACGCCTGTTAAAGTTAAGGCATGGTGGGAAGCGGTAAAGCAAAATACACCAAACTATGATAGCTATAATTGGTATATTGTAGGTGGAATGGCTAATGGTTCTCAGGATTCAATGGATGCTGATATAGTAATTACACCGTTGTCAGGTGAAGTATATGATTCTAGTGAATTACCTTTACTACAGTCTGTACTAGTAAGCGCACAGCAATTAGCGTTAGATAATAAATTCTTCGTTGATCTTAAAGCAGTGCCATATTATTTTCCTAGCCCAATGGGCTTCACTAGAGATTGGTTTAAAATTACTTGTTGGGATAAAATTACTATCACTATTGATGGTGATGTAGGAGAGTGGAAGAATCTTATGAATCCCCCAAATGGTTCTATAGAACAACTAGGTGAGTTTGACCTATGGAAAACATCATGGACAAATGACACTGGAGAAGTCCAATGCCCATGGACACAATCCCCAAAAACACCAACTTATACTGTCACATCAATATCGGTAGAAGATTGGTGTAATGCAAACTAGATACTTAAAACTTAGAAATTAATAAAAACAAATAAATAAACAAAATGGCTAAAAAAATATTATCATTTGAAGAATACGCTGCTAACAACGACTTAGCAAGCTCTACTGAAGTTTCTGAAGAAGAAGCTGAAGAATGTCCTTGTGGAGCAGATGAAAACGGTAAATGCATAGAATGCGAAGAAGCTACTGAAATTCCTGCTGAAGAGGAGGAAGACGATGCTGAAGAAACTGAAGATTCTGAAGAAGAAACTGAAGATTCTGAAGAAGCTGAAGAAGAAGCTCCTGCTGAAGAAGAAGCTGAAGAAGCTCCTGCTGAAGAAGCTCCTGCTGCTGAAGTAACTGCAACTGTAGAAGAAATGTTAACCGAAGGTTATGGTAAAGTAAAAGAATCTGCATGTGCCTATGAAAAAGATGAGTATCAAGATCATACTTTAGAAATGTACATGAAAGAAAATGCTGCACTAGTTGCTGCTCTTGCTGCAAAAGCAATGGAAGAGGGTTATGGTGAAGTAAAAGAAACTGAAATGACTCAAGAAATGTATGAAGCAATCTGTAATGAGATGAAAGAATCTTATTCTAAAAAGATTGAAGAATTAAAAGAAGCTTGGGGAGCAGGAAAAGAATAATAAGACTATGAAATTCATAAAATCAATTGACGAATTAAACGAGGCAAGACAAGCAGCTGCTAAGAAACTATTTAAAATGGTAGTTGATGGTAGTACTTCTGAAATCGAAGGAGTTAAAATATCTAAGGATATGGCTCAAGCTGCATTAGACTGGTTTGATAGATCTACTTACGCTAGAAAATACGAAAAGCAGGTTAAGACTGCTGGTATGGGTGCTGTAGCTCCATTAATTTTTGGAGATAGCTGGGGTATTAAGAAGACAATCTCTTCTAAACTTAAAGCTGAATTTAAAGAATTACAAGCACAGTATAAAAGAGTAAGACCTGAAAATGAAGCCGTAGTTAATGAGGCTGATAAAACAGCAACCATGTTATTAGCTGACGAGATTGAAGGTGCTGAATTTCACCATGGATTTGGTGATGGTACTGAAGTTGATGCTAGATCTACTAAGAAAACTTGGGAAGATGGCGTACCTGTACTTAAGGCAATTGCCAGAGCTCCTAAGAAGAGCGTGAAGCTACCTAAAGGAAAGTTTGAAGTAGTTATTGACGATAAGTATGGATGGATCTACTGGCAAGATAAAGGTGTCTGGTACGGTATGGACAAAGAAGACGATTATATCCCCTTTGAGTTTTAAGATTTGAGTATCATCGAATTAAACTTTTTAAAGAGTCTATGTATAACAATAGTAACATAGACTCTTTTTTATATGCCAAGATTACCAATAGATTTAATTTATATGCAGATGGCTTATCAGATAGCTAAGCTCTCTTATGCTAAACGTAGACGCGTTGGTTGTATCATTGTAAAAGATACACAAGTTATATCAACTGGATATAACGGTACGCCACACGGCTTTGATAACGACTGTGAAGAGGATCAGGTTAGAGAAATAGAAAATGAAAATCATAAACAGATCCTAGAAGAAAAGGGTTATGAATGTGATGACTCATGTTGTTCTAAAGAGGTAACAAGAAGAGAAGTATTACACGCAGAATCAAATGCATTAGCAAAAGTAAGTAAATCAACATTAAGTTCAGAAGGAGCTGATATGTATGTAACCACTTGCCCATGCTTTGATTGCGCTAAATTAATTATTCAATCAGGTATTGCAAGAGTATTCTACTCAGAAGACTATAGAGATATGGGAGGAGTAGAACTTCTAGAAAAAGCAGGTATCGAAGTAAAAGAGGTTATATGTTGGAACGCAGAGTAGACAGTATTATTAATGACTCATTAGCTAAAGGTGTATTTGGTGAAGACTTTGCATTTAGAACAGGGCAAAGAGAAGTTATTGAAGCTATCTGCAATCATTATCTTAAAGATCCAGAAGGGACTATTATTTTAGATGCCCCAACTGGAAGTGGTAAATCCCTAATTGCTATGTGGTCCGCGCACGTCCTAAAAGAATTAGGTAAAAGAGGTTATTTAGTAACCTCTGATCTAATGCTACAAGATCAGTATGAAGAAGACTTTAAAAGGCTAAAACTTAATTGGCCCAGTATAAGAGGAGTAGACAACTATAATTGTCACGTAAACGATCTGCCATTCTCTCTTGCTGATTGTAAGATGAAAGGTATTGGGTATGAAGCTGCTGAGAAACTAAAATGCTGGGGAACCTGTGGCTATCTACAGGCTAGATTGCGCGCAAAGGAGCTACCTGTAGCTCTCTTTAACTATTCATACTATCTAATACAAAGGAATTACGTAGAGGATAAGATGCAAGAACAAGACAGAGAGGTACCATTCCCTATAAGAGACTTTGTATTCTTTGATGAAGCACATAAGGTAGACAATATAGTACAGTCACATTTTAGTCCTAGACTAGAGATCAGTACACCAAAGTTATTTAAAGAGGTAAACAAGTTTATACAGAAGCATGGACTGCAAACTGCCTGGGTATCTGACAACAGAATAGAAGACATAGTCGACCGCTTAATGCGGGAAGACGATCACCAGGAGCTTATGAGGCACATCAGCGAATTCAGAGGTATTGCCAAGATTTACCGCAGGGCCAGAGCAGCGGCCCTTAAGGTCAGCAAACTACAGTATCGGACGGGAGACATCCCTAAAGAATGGCAGAGCTTTTTTGGGCGAATGGATAGACTTAAAGATATATGGTGCAAATTTGATGACTATCATGACATTATTAAGGAACTCGGCACTGATGCAATTGTTATCGATCGAAAAGAAACTGAAGTAAAATTCTTATGTTTGGAAGAGGCAATGATGATTGATAAATTTTTACAAAAGAAAAGTGGCTTTAAAGTCTTTATGTCAGCAACATTAGGTGATATTAAATCATTTGCAAAACATACTTCAATGGGTAATGCGAGAGTTATTAGGATGAGTAATAATTTTGATTACAAAAAATCCCCCATCGTTTTCATTAATAGGCACAAATTGTCTTTTAGAGAACGCGAACAAAATCTCCCTCATGTAATAAAGACCTTAGACAAAATCCTAGAGAAACATAAGGGACAAAGTGGAATTATTCACGCCGGTTCCTATCAGTTCATGAATGAAATAAATGCTAAATCAAAACACAGCTTTAACCTAATAAGCTATGACATGGCAAAAGAGAGAAGTGGCGCGATTGATTTGTTTAACAGATCTGAAGGTAAGGTCTTAGTTGGACCATCTCTATTAGAAGGGTTAGATCTTAAAGATGACAAGTCTAGATTTCAGATCTTCTTTAAAGTACCCTATCCCTCATTAGGCGATCCTCTAGTGAAAGCTAAGATGAACACATTCCCTGGATGGTATGATTGGAAAACAGGGATAGCAATACAACAAGGTGCTGGAAGATCTATAAGATCTAAAGATGATTGGGCAGTTACCTATATTTTAGATGCGTGCTTTAGAAGCCTGATAAATAAACAGGGATTCTTTCCACCATCATTTGAAGAAAGACTTAAAACAATATACTAATGGCATATACTTTACAAATTATCGACAATTTCTATAATAACCCTGATGAGGTTAGAGATTTTGCACTAAAACAAGAATTCGGAGTAACTGGAAATTATCCAGGGCAAAGAACAAAACCGTTTCTATCCGATTCTACAAAAGAATATATTGCATCACACTTAAAAGGTATTCATGGAGAGTCATACTTTCCAAATGAAACAGATTCTTATTGTGGTGCATTTCAATATACAACACAGGCTGATCGTACTTGGATTCATTCAGATGGAAACAATAATTGGGCAGCTGTATTGTATTTAACACCAGACGCACCTCTCTCAGGTGGTACTGGTATTTTTAAACATAAAGCAACCGGATTAGTATCAACTCCATTATTAGAAGATGGTAGCGTAGATCAAGCAACTTTAGATTTAATATATGAAGATTCAAGAGATATGACTAAATGGGAAATGGTGGATATGGTAGGTAATGTATACAATAGATTAGTAATGTATAATGGAGACCTATTCCACGCCTCTTTAGATTATTTTGGCAAGAATATTAATGACGGTAGATTATTTCAAACATTCTTTTTTAACACAGAAAAATAACAATATGGGATTTAACAAATTATACTTACCAGACCTAAGTCAATTACAACAACAATTAAAAGAAGAGGGTAGATCTGCATTCGTAGACTATTGGGAAAGACGTCATAATAAAGCCGACGCAATTATCGGGTCTTGCGACTCTTCTAACTTTATTAAACAATTATTAAATAGTGAGTATAATCATAGAGAGACTGGTCAACTTGAGTTTGACTTTAATGTCTAACAATAAAAATAAATATATGTCAACGGAAACTATCAAGCAAGAAGAACAAGCAATATATGTTTGGTCAAAAACAGAAAGAGCAGGAGATATAGTAACTGTCGAAAATGTAAAAGGTGAATTCACTTATTTTACAGACGGTACTCAGATATACACTGCATTAATTGGTGAAATGTTAATGCTAGCTAGAGATGAAGCTAATGCAGTTTCATTAGCTAAACCATTTAAGGTGCCAGTAAATACAGATATTGAGACTAAAGCACCAGAGTTAAAAGAGCCTAGTACAACATCGGGTGAATTTAATGTAATGCTAGAGATGCTAAAAAAGATTAGCTCTAAGAATAGTATTACAATGCCTCTTGAAATTAACGTTCCATCTAAAGAGGTGTATGATTTATTTAAAGATCAGATGGACATCACAAAAGCAGACTTAAATGAGCAGATTTTGGCGCTCGTATTAAGTCAGATAAATAACTTACAAGAACAATTAAAGCCTCAAGCTGAGGAATTTATTAAAAACTACTATAATGGCAAATCAAACAGAAAAAGAAGTAAAGCTAACGAAGGAACAACAAGAAGCACTGGATCAAGCGACAGTGAAAGCGCCCCAGATATCACCTATTAGTTACAATAGACGTCAAAGACGTTCTATGTTAAAACAACAAGGTGTATTAAAGTATTTAGGTAAGCTAAATTTCTTAGGTGAAGTTAGATCTAAATTTCGTGCTCAAAATATTGAGAATGGTAGGAAGTTGCATCAACAGAATTTAGATGCTCAAGATAAAACTACAGCAGTATTTCTTGAAGCTAAATTAGAATCTATGAAAGAAACATGGACCGAACAGGGCTATAATTCTAAAGAGATTGTTATGCTAGAAGAGGCATGGTCTTTAACAGTGATTAAAGATAAAGAAACTTATCGTGCAGATAAAAAAAGAGCTAGGGCTCTATCTAAAGAAGCGAACTCGTCGCTTTTAGCACGCAAAAACAAATAAGAAAACAGAGATGATTACAGTTCAAATTGAGCCTGCTGATAACGGGTTAGTTAAATTTTTGATTGATGATAATGTAAATGGCGGAGGTGAAGAATACACTTCTCGTTTCGTTTATGATTTTGATAGTGTCTCAGGTAGAGACAATCAAATTAGATTCTTAAAAGATCTAGTATTGGATTTAGGAATGACTACCGGAAGTGAACTTGATGTTGACAAGGTTGTAATTAAATCTGAATGGGGTAAACAATACAGCCCTACGGAAGTTGAATTGAAAAATAAGATTGTAGCTCTTACTAAAGAATTAAAAAGGTTACAGTCTATGAATACAAAATGACACTACAAATAGAAGGTGTTTGGTGTAAAACTAGAACTGAGTTTGAAAAATTAGCGAAGTCTGGAGATTATGATTTAACAATATCATATTTTGATATTGTGAATAGATTAGTCAAGAGTGATCCTTATAGTAAGGAGCCATCTGATATTATTGTATCTCTTTATATTAGAAAGTTAATACAAAAACTTATTAATGATAAAGAGGACAATAATGAAGCGAAACTATTATACATGTTTAAAAACTTAGATAGCGATGCTATTCTAAACTTTAAAAGTTTTATAGGAGACCTAACGATGGACCCGTATGACCTAGATCTAATTATTATCAATAGATGCGATTACCCTAAAAGGGGAGTACTCAGTAAGTTTGATAATGTTAGATTTATAGACCATGATTAAACATAAGATATTTACTAAAGGTGAATATGTACAAGCTCTAATATCAACAACACAAAACCCGAACGTACTTATTCCAATAAGAGCTCTAATTTACGACGTTAAATTTGACGATGTAAATCCTAGATATCAGCTCCGTATAAAAAAATTCTATGATAACATAGTCTTTTTAAAATCCTATCTATTTGGTGGTAGGTTTATCAGAGACTTTGAGGGTAAAGAAACTCGCATTAATCTAAAAAGACAAGAATATAAAACTGTTAAAACTTTAGAAGACAGAGTGTTTAATGGTGAAAAATGGAAACAATATCTTATTACAGTTGATTCAGTATTTTGTGTAAAGACCAAGGCTGAACAAGACATTCTATTTAATAAGATACAAGACTTTCAAACGGAAGTTAATCTAAAAGAGCTATATGAGCTCACAAGCCGTACTACATATACAGGCCAATACAATTTCCATAGTAAGGGTGAATATGTTAAAGCACTCGAAAAGTTTTTAGGAGATAGATATCCTAAAGATAAAGATTGGGTAGATACTATCTTATATAGACCTGACCATACTGAATTAGATCGCGGAGAGTGGATCTAATTATATTATCCTGATATATCGTGGGATATATATAAAAAACAAGTAGATTTATATGGACTTATCATTAGAAAGCATACTGCCCGGACCCCCTACTAAGTTCGCTTACAAGGATAATATAACTGGGGATGCAAAGGTCAGCGATGTGCCCCTTAACGCGGATGGTAGTATTGCTACACCTGCGTCTAATAATGCGACTGCCGTTACAAATTCTGATAATGCAGCATTAGGAGCAGATCAACAAGAAGCTGTTGAGCCAACATCTCAGGGGAATAGTACTATAGAGCTATTACCAGATGAATCTCGTGAAGTTCAAAGTAATTTTGGTAATGATAGGTTAGCATCAAGAGCTTTTAAAATTACAGATCCTGATAAGACTATAGAAGGAGTTAGTACTGTTAGATCAAAAGCTAATGCATGGACATTATTAAACTATAGAAACTATTCTGGTGGTACAACATACAGTGATCCTGATGTTAACCAATATAATAAAACAGTAATAGATTCACAAAAAGATAATATATTAAACCCTACTGCTAAGCGTATTGTAGAATTTTCTAATACTAACGGTGGTTTAGGTTTTGCATATTCATATAGAGATTTTATACAAACAGAACATTACGGTCAAATTTCAAATGAATATTTAGTTACTCTAAGAAGGTTCGCATTTCCAATTGGTGATGATATAATGAATACTAAAGGTATTGATGAAGGTGGAAAAGAATTTGATAAATCAGAACCGGATTTAGCTAGATGTATTACATGGTTATCACCTAAATTAGGTAATGACTTAAAAGAGATACTTTCATTTGGTGTTGGTTTTGGTTGGCAAGAAATTGAGTCTAAAGTTCAAGATGCAGCAACAGCAGGTAATGAAAAAAGAAGAGGTAGTCTTGGTTCTTTAATTGATGGTAGTCCTGTAGCTAAAGCAGTTGAAGCTGGAATAAATGGGAAAACTGCTGCTCAATCAGATCTGATTAATACTAAAGGACATGGCTTTGATCCATTAACTGATACGTATCCTAACTTTGTATACGGACCATATAATGCAATTAAATCTGTAATTGCTAGAGATGAAAAAGGATTAAAGTTTGATAATGAATTTACTCTTAACTTCTATTATGACTTAAGAGGATTCGAAAGTACGTCGCCTAAGGTGGCATTTATGGACGCACTCTCAAACCTTTTAGCTATCTCATATAACAATGCTCCTTTCTGGGGTGGTGCTACTAGACATACTGGTAGTGGTTCTACAGGTAAACCATTTGGTGACTTTGATAAACTTAAATCTGGAGACTACTCTGGTTACTTAAGTTCAGTTGCTACTCAATTAAAATCTTCATTAGGTGCAGGTTTTAGTGATATAGGTAAAGCTGCAAAGGGATTAATGAATGGTAAGGGACTTAATGCTCTTGGAGATTCTAAGATTATGGATAACTTGATTGGTGGTAACTTAATGAAAATGATGGGTTCGCCTTCTGGTGGAGATATCATTAAAGCATTCTTAACTGGTGATCCAACAGGACAATGGCATTTAACAGTAGGTAATCCTATGAACCCAATGTTAGTATGTGGTAACCTATGTTTAGAAAATACTAAATTTGAATTTGAAGGACCTATTGGTTTTGAAGGTTTCCCATCTAAGTTAAAGATGAGCGTAACTCTTAAACCTGGTAGACCTAGAGATAAATCAGAAATTGAATCGATGTTTAATGCCGGTAGAGGTAGAATGTATCTACAACCTGAGGTTGAAGGTAAATCACTTGACGATGTATTAGATGTATCGCAATACGGAAATAAAGATAGAAGTAGAATGACGGCTGATAGAGCATTACGTAATTCTGACTACGCAGCAGGATAATATGAATTTAAAGACACTTTTTAATAAAACTAAAGACGCTATTAAATACCATTTAGCTCAGCCTACCATGCTCTTCACGAACAGGTATGGAGATAATAGTGTATATGAGCACGTTGTTAAAGAAGATGAAATTGCTAGACCTGATCTTATTGCACTAGAGTATTATGGAGATCAAAGCAAAACTGATATCATTCTTAAATGGAATGGTATTTCTGATCCATTTAGTATGCAACCAGGTGATGTACTTGAAATTCCTAGTTCAGGAGTTCCATTCCATACATTAGAAAGACCTGGCATAACTGAAGATAATCCTATTAAGAATCAATTCTTACAAGATAAGAGATTACCTAAAAAGGATGATAGAAGATTAGATGCATTAAAGAAGAAATATAATAAAGAGGCTTTACTTCCTCCTAACGTAATTCCATTCGGTAAGAAGAACTATAAATTTGATAAAGGTCAAGTTATCTTTGGCGCACAAGCACAAAATGCAGAAGTTAACGATCCTGTAGTTAATAAAATTCTAGATGATATTATCGATACTGATGCTACAGATTTTACTCCAATAGAAGCTAATAGATTTTCATCTGGCTCTGGTGGTGGAAGAGGCTTAACAGAAACTCAACTTGATAAATTATTAGATAAAGGAGTTGGTCTTGGTAAAACATCATCTGGCGCAGGCGCAGGTACTGCAGGTAAAGGTACTACTGCAACTAACACGGGTAGTGGTATTCAAGATGGAGATTCTCCTGAAAATACAAACGATGCAAGTGATATAGCTAACGATGGCGCACCTTGTAATTAATACTAAAGTATGGAGTTAGATAATCACATATTAGCGGTAGTAGAACCGGCAATCCTGCCGACCGAAATTAAAATGGAAGCCCTATCTGAAGATCAGGGTGAAAACGTAGATAAGCAAACCAAAGAGATTGGTGGATTTGAACCTTTTATTTTATGTAACGGCGTACAAATTAATATTACTAAATTAGATTCTTTTGAATTAGATTTAAGTGGCATAATGCCATTATGTACTATTGATTTTACAGATAGTGCATTTGGAGTAGATTCAATGCCTAGGGATGGTGACTTCTTTACAGTACTTTTAAATTCAAAACATCAAGAGACTTTTAAATCAGTTCACATGGACTTTGATATTATTGAAGTGAATGCTGATGAAACTGGAGGTGTAATACTTGAAGGTATTTGCAAGATCCCTAGAATGTATAAAGAAGATTGTCAAGTATTAGATACTGAAACTTCGTTAAAACAATTAGAGCTTGTTGTAAGGGATTTAGAAATAGGACTTGCTACAAATGTAGATAGTACTGATGATAAACAGTCTAGAATACAGGCTTATGAAACATATCAAGACTTTATTACATCAATTATTGAAGATTCTTATATTTCAGACGAAGCATTTGTAAAGTATTGTGTTGACCAATATTATTATTTGAATTATGTGGATATTAATAAGATCTTTAATTCTAAAAATCCTAACCTAGATGAGGTAACTAAAGCATTAACTTCTTTTTCAAAATCAGAAGCTGTAAAGAGGCAAGTTGAAGATACAACAGATTCAGATAACATTGAAGTACCTTTATTATTGACTAATCATTTAGACGTAAGAGGTTTAAGTTGCTATATTGAAAAACAACAAGTGGTTAATAATTCATCTAAGATTAGTTTGACTAATGGTCAATCTAGGAATATACAATTATATGATAATAATTCTGAACCTGGAGAAAGATTTCAAGAATTTACTATTGAGCCTTTAGCAAGTGAAGAAATGTCTCAGCTTGATGAACCTATGAGAGGTAATAAAAAAGATGAGAGGTATAAAGATCAAGTTAAGTACAAATATATGGGTAGACAAAACGCAGGAGATGATGGCCTAGGTAATACTCATGCTAATGCAACATATACAAAACTACATAGACAACAAAACCAAATGGAAGTTGAGAAGATGAAACTTAAAGTTACTTTAAGTGGATTTAATTCTGCAATCTATAAATTCTGTAAAATACCAGTATTAATGTATCATTATGCTGGAGACTCTATTGAAGCGGAACAAATGGCAGATCATTTTAGAGAAGAGGCTGGTTTAAAAGAAAGACCGTTTGGTGCTGCGGCTCCAGAAGCAGGGAAAGAAGGTCTATCGCAAATGATGGATAAATTCTTATCAGGTTTTTACATTGTAGAAAATATTAATTACCGATTCAATAAAGATGAGGGTATTGTAACAGACGTTACTTTAATGAGAAGAGAGTGGCCAAGTCGTTCTCGTAATTTAAGTTAAATAAAATCAGGATAAATACAGTATGTCAGAAAAGATTGATTTAGATTTTAAGAGTAGAAACGAGTTTAGAAAGGGCATGGAAATGCGCAGGATTGATGAAGATCCTACCTATCTAAGTTTTATGATATTATTTCACTATAATGACCATAGTAGTGTGGGCCACTCGCCCCTACTTGATGGTACGGCTGAAAAATACTTAAGAAATGTAATACGAGATGATGTTGGTGAGGCATACGCTAATAATGTAAAAAACTTTGTTAGAGTATTAAGAAGAGTTAATTCAGAAATGCCTTGGTTTTGGCAAGGTATGAAAGGTCTAGAGACTGCACTTAATTATGGTGACATGTCTGAACCTTGGAGAGGTGCTGAAAAACCTACAATAGAATTAGAATGCTTAGAAGAAAACGTTGAACTAACAGCAATCGGTCTAATGGATCTATATAAAAGATCTTGTTATGATTTTGAAAGATATGTAGAAGTTGTTCCTAAAAACTTAAGAGAGTTTTCTTTTGATGTAATTGTATCTGAAGTTAGAGTATTTCAAAAAGACACTAATGCTAGAAACATGGGGTTAACTGATGATGAAGATTCTGTATTTGGAGGAAATTCATCAAATCAAACTGCTAACTCTATAACTGTATATGATACACAATTAACTAATAAGGACTTTACATCAGCAGATGTTACTCCTTTTATTAGATTAAGATTTACACATTGTGAATTTGATATTAACTCGATTGCTGATTACTTTGCTGATTTGAGTAAAAATCCAGAATTAAAGAAACCTAATATTAAAATTAAGTGGGGTACTTGTAGACAGATAGATCAAAAGTTAGGTGCTAACCTATTTAATGAATCTGCACAGGGATCTGCTGCTGATAAATCTAGAGTAGAAAAGGCTTCAGATGTTGCAAGATTAGAAGATGGTGCAGGTATAAAAACATCACAAAAATATTTAAAAGCCCTTAGAGGTAGAACTATTGGTAAGGTTGAATCTGCTATTGACGGATTTAAAGATGCAGCGGCAGCTCAAAAAGATAGTATTGTAAATTCATTTAAAAATCCAGATCAACCAGGTATAGTTAAGAATTTATTAGATAAGGCTGAGAGTGATTTGCTAGGAGGTTTACTTTTAGATAATGTACATGGTCTAGGTAGTAGAATTAACAATATTGCTACTGCTGTAAAAACAGGTAGCTTAAATGCAATTGGAAATGTAGTTGGTGATATGCTAGGGTCTAAAAATCCTTTAGAAAATGGAGGAGTTGGTGGTTTAGGCAATATGTTTAATGAAGGTATTGATAGCACACCAGACGGTAACCTAAAAGATAATGTGTACGACGCAACCGCCGGAGACAATGATAACTTAAGTCCAGATAATGTACATGGTAATACAACTCCAGATACTGATGGACCAATAAACGAAAACGTACATGAATAACGATGAGCTTTATAGAGATAATTTACGAGAGACACATTGGTTAGGTGAAGTAATTATTAATGAAGACCCACTACTTCAAGGTAGATGTCGCGTCAAAGTATTCGGTAAATTTGATAAACTACCAGATGAATCTATTCCATGGGCAACTCCTATGAATAGAGATCAGGTTGGATCTCATGCAGTTCCAAGAGTTGGTGATATTGTTGCAGTTAGATTTGATAACGGTAATATCTACCACCCAGAATATTGGTTTCAAGTAGATCAGAATGATGACCTAAAAACAGATATATTAGAAGCTTCTGATGCACCGCAAGATGTAATTAGTTTAGTCTACGATGCAGAAAGAAATGTTAGAATATATCATTCACCAGAAGATGGCTTAGTGATTACAAGAGGAGAAGGTGCTAAAGAGCGTCCAATGTTACAGATTGATGAAGAAGGTTTTATTAAGATAAGTACAGACGCTAAGATCTTTTTAGATTGTGGAGATATATTTGTATCTAATGAAGGAGAACCTGGAGCAGATGAAACTGAACCTGCAGTAAGAGGTCAATCTTTACAGGATTGGTTACAAGCATTATTAGATGATTACAATGCACATATTCATCCAACAGGCGTAGGACCATCAGGTCCACCAATGCCTCCTACTCCAACAACTGTAGCAAAATTATCTAGTACTCATATTAACTATCAACAAAAGAACAAGTAACTATGCCAGCGAATTGGGGAGCATTTATTCCAGCTTTAAGCAAAACGTTACAAAGCCAACAGTTTACTAAACCAGGAGGGGCAGGCATTTCTTATGCGCTTCCAGTACAAGAATCCAAGGTTGGTAATCCTCTTAACTCTGCATTAAAATCTAATCAAGCAGATTATATTAATGCATATAACCCACAACCACTTTCAGGTAGATATGACTTTGGTAAACAGGTTGCTCAACATTATTTAGATGCTGTAAAAAGTTTGGCGATGACTCATGTTGGAGCTCTTCATATTAATAATCCAGCTGCTGAGGCTCTTTTAAAAGAAGGGTATGGTATTGCATTCGAAAGACTTTTAAGAGAGGGTGATATACCTCTAATGGACCAATACGATGAAGATGGTAATCTAACTGAAATGGGCAAAGAGTCTCATCCTGCCTATGCTGATTTTTGTGAAACTTATGAAGAGCCAACTGCAGAAGATTTAGCTGCTTTAGAAGAAGAGAACAAAAAAGCTTTTAATAAGTTTACATCTCCAGAAAATGCAGCAGAATATGAATTGTATAAATTTAAGTTCTATCAATTTCCATGTTTATCAGGTGAAGAATCTCAAGAAGAATTAGAAGTTATTTTTGCAACTAGAATTTTAATGGGCTATAAATTTATGTCAAGTGCAAGTTCAAGATGGGATTATTTTGTATGGGCATGCCATTTAGGTAAATTTAACTATTCAACAAATGTAGGACTTGGTAATAATGATTTACCATATCCTAATATAAACAGTAAGGCTAGAAGTCAAATCGCTTCAGCAGGATATGATTATGAAAAATTAGCAGATAATGTTTCTAAATATGTACGTGTTGCAATCTTAGCAGCACATCCTAAAAGAGATAATGACAGTGGGACTGGTACTAATTCTGCAATTAAAAAGAGAATCCAAAGGACTGCAGTAAATGAAATTGAATTTCCTACGCTATTAGATCCAGATGGTAAAGACGTTACTCCTACATATTGTCCTATAAATCCCTATAAAATACAAGTGGCTTATGACTTTGAACATGACCCACCAGAAAATCCAAGTAAAAGACCTAAGATTCTAACTTCTAATGTGATTGCTTGTTTTACATATTATCCAAATAAAAGAACTGGAGGCCAACCATATATTGTTAACAATGTTAAAGTTCAATTTAGTAAAGGTACAAATAATGTCAAGTATGAAAAGACAGTTAGTTGGGTAAAATCAAAATATGAAAACGGTGAGTGGAAAAACCATTGGAGAAAAGTACCTGCTAATAAACTAAAAGCTGCAGCATATAAAGCAGATGCCCAAAAGGCTTTCTTTGAAATTGACCCATTACCAGAAGGAACTCTATTTAAATTTGAATATCATAAAGCTCTTTGTGCAGCAAAGAAGGCTGCATCTTGTGATGAGCCAATGGCTGAGGTGTCACATCCGTGGGATCCAAGCGGTGAAACTCCTGGAGGTAAAACCTATAGTGGAGATCCTTATATGATGATGGCGAGAGTTACAATAGCATACTGGTATGCTTGTGTTGTAAAACCTTTTCAACCGGTAACTCCAGCTCCACCTGCTTTAATTCCTCCACCTCTAACAGGTATTTACATTCCAATTTATTATGGAAGTGCAAATAGACTTGCAAACAATTTAAGAAAGGCATGGAATACAGGTAAATCATTTGCAACACCTGGAACTCAACAACCAGCATCGACGTCTACCGCAACAGCAGTTGCAGGAACTTATGCCCTGCATCTACTTGAATTTAAACTTTTATATCTTGGTGGTATTCCAACTCCGTTTGGCCCAGTGCCTATGGTTGGTTTTGTACCGATTACATTTTAACCCCAGTCTTTTTCGAAAGTATACCAATGGTCTGCTGATGCACAGTCTCTACAAGCATCAACAACAAGTGTTACTTTATCTTCCATTGTTAACATCGGTAGAATGGCTCCTACATGCATCTCAACCAACTCACTGTTTGGCATATATTCAGATACATGATTTGCAATTCCAGTAATAAGTCGGAATGCATTATCTTCTACAGAATTAAATCTTGTTCCTTGGTGATAGTTAACCTTAGGATCTGCTGTTGCTAGTTCCCATAGTTTTTCAATACCTATAAGATCTCTAACATCTTGGCAGATTTCTAGGATTGCGTCTTTATGCTTAAGAACAGCCTGGTAACCATGACCACCTACTCCATTGCATTTTACTTCGTTTACTTTAAATTTACTCATATATTATTTATTTTAATTACAGTACTAATATACGAAAAATATTTGACATAAAAAAATATTTCGGCAACTATTTTCGGTAAAAAGCCAACTCTTTTTGTAATCGATATATAAATCATACCAAAATACATTTTTCACTATCTTTAAACGTTTAATTTCCATATTAGTTATTTGTCTAATCATGATTAACTTTGCTGAAGAGAATAAAATCGCAGCGGCAAAGGAACGTATTACTACTTTTAGAAAAACCGCAACAGTCAAGGAAGTATTGAATAATAAGAGCATACTTAAATTTGTAACTGATTCTATTTTAAAGCCACTTCCTAGAAGGTCTCCATATATAATAACTAAAATAGCACCTCTTCGTTTTAATATCATAGGCTTAACTACTCAAATTAAAGAAGATGTATATTTGATTCAATTAAATAGCATTTATCCTGTTGATATTTTGCAAAGAACAATGTTTCATGAATTAGTACATGTTTTACAATTTGATAGACGATACTTAATAGAAGGTTTTGGTGTAGTCTTTTGGAAGGGTGAAGCGAGTTCATGGAATGTGCCATGGGGAGCAAGGCCATGGGAAATACACGCTGAAGAATTAACGGATCAGTTTTTTGTACCCTCATTTGAAGAAGATATATAAACTATATGAAAACACCGATTGTTAAGTATAGCGATAAGTTTTTAAATAACATTAGCTGGTTTATGAGAATTGGTGGTATTACACTTTGGCCATTTGTGGTTTTAAGAGAAAGATATAATTCCACTGCTTATTTTAAAAATAAAGCTAAAAGAATTATTAACCACGAGTCTATTCATATTAAACAACAAGAAGAGGTTTTAGTTTTGCCGTTCTATATTTTATATGTATTGGAGTGGTTTATTAAACTATTTTTTTATGGCAAGAAATCTTACTATAATATTTCTTTCGAAAGAGAAGCCTTTGATAATGATGATAACTTAGATTACCTAAAAACTAGAAAAAAGTATGCATGGATAAAACGCATACTTAAGTAGATATATAATATGTTAATACCTTTAAATAAAAATAAATGTCAGATCAAAAAAGACGCAGAATAAACACTGTAGCCAAAGAGGCACCTACCGTAGAACTAGTCAAAGAGGCAGTTCAAGAAACAACACAACAATTTAACGAGGCGAATGATGCCGTAAAAACTGGAAATGATTTTTCAGAGTTTTACGATGAATCTGGTGAGTTCCTATGGGATGCTTATGAAAGCACATGTCCTACTAGATATAGAAAACCTAACCCACATATTAAGACGAGAGATGGTGATAAGGTATATTCTAGAGAGCCTTATGCTCAAGAGCTTTATGATAAGATATGCGATCATAGCGTAGATATTAAACCTGAATTATTTGAGGGTGAAATTCACGAAGGCGTTATTTATGCAGTCGATCAAAACTTTATTACTATAGATATTAGTTATAGAGAATTAGTTTATGTAAAAGCTAATAAAGAATCTGAAGAAGTTAGACAACTTAGACCAGGAGATGAAACTGCTGTATTAATTACAGAAACTAAAGGTACATTAACTGGAACTATTACTGGAGGTGTCAAGCACAAAACATTTATGGATCTTAGAGGAGCTATCGAAGAAGGTAATACTGCTTGGATTGGTCAAGTTAAAAACATGATTGAAAATGGTGGCTATATTGTAAGAGTACAAGGAGTTGATTGCTTTATGCCAGGTTCACTTGCAGGTATTAATAAATTATCTGACTTTAGTTCTATTATTGGAGAAGAAATATATGTTGTTCCTGTAAGCTTCTCATCAGATAGAGGAACAATAGTAGTATCACATAGAAAATATTTACAAGCATTAATTCCATCTGCCATCCAAGATCTAAAAGATAATAGAGGTGTTGAAAAAGAAGGTAATGTAACTGGAACTGCAAAATACGGAGTATTTGTAGAATTTGATAAATGTTTAACTGGAATGATTCATAATAATGAATTAGATGAAGATACTCAAGCTAAATTTAAAGCTAGAGATATTAAACCAGGCGATCCAATTAAATTCTTTGTAAAAGATATTATTAGTAATACTAAAATTACGTTAACTCAAAAAGAGTCATCAACAGTAAATCCATGGCAAGATATTTCATCTAGGTATCAAATACCATCGGTGGTTGAAGCTAAAGTAAAGACTAAAAAGGACTACGGTATTTTTGTAAATATCGAAGAAGGCGTAACTGGACTTTTACATATTAGTGAATTAAGAGATTTAGATCTTAATGACTATAATGCTGGAGATTCTATAAGTGTACAAATTACTAGGATCGATGAAGCTACAATGAAAGTCTTTTTAAAGCTTCCTTAATAACTACTTAAATAGAGTGTGATATATATTGAAAAGTAATATCATACTCTTAATATGCAGAAATTAACAAGATCTTCAGATAGGCACTCTGTTTTAAACGCAAGCCAAATTGGTGTTGAATTTGAATTCTATTCAAACTTAGAACTTAAAGAAACACAAACTTCTTTATCTGATCTATTAAATAGAAAGATAAAACTAGAAGATAAAGCACATTCTGACTTCCAACCAACGGCGGATGTTTTTAAAATGGAACCTGATATGTCAGGTGGTAAGGGATTAATTGAGCTAGTTACTGGCCCAATGCCATACTATAGTGCTAGAGTTGTAATTCAAAAAATGTTAAGATGGATTGATACCAATGGTTATACAAATGACCGTGCTTCAATTCACCTTAATATGTCTTTTAATCCGGATTATTTAGAAGATCCGAATATGATTACTAAAATGTCAGTTCTTAAATTTATTTTAGAATTTGACGAGAATCGAATTTACAAGTATTTTCCAAATAGAGAGAATTCAACTTATGCAAAATCTATTAAATGGGTTATGCCTAAGAATGAAGCCTTTTACTATAATGAAAACTTAATTAATTCAGATAACTTTACATTTGCTAATACTAAATATTATGGTATTAACTTTGAAAAGGCACAAAAGAATTATTTAGAGTTTAGATATATTGGTGGTAAAGATTATGAGAAACGATTAGATGATATTTTACATTTAGCTAATGGTTTTATTATGTCAATATGGAACTCTTGTTACAATCCAGTATATTCTCCTGCTAATAAAATTGAGCTAAAACGAATTTTAGAAAAGAATAAACCTCTGATGGAAATGCTAAAAGATCATAGGGCGATAAATAAATATTGGAAGGAGATAAATATATTAGTAGATTTGCAATCTGACGAACAAGTAATTAAAGTCCAATGGGATAGATTTAAAACTAAAGTTCTAGATTTACTTGCACATGGCTCAATGGAATCGGGTACAATTAACTACGATTCTGATTATAGTCAAGTACAAGTAAAGGACGGTGTTTTTAGAACAGCTTACTTGTTAGATGGATTTGAGTTTATCAATTGCGAAATATCTGGAAATATTGAAAATAGTGCAATTTACGGTGGTAAAATAGAGGGAGCTCAAATTGTACGCTCTCAACTATACCAGGGATGTGAAGTTAATGATTCTAAAGTAGAATCTTCTTATGTTCATGGAAGTTGTACATTAGAAAACTGTTATGTCTTTGGAAGAGACGGTATCTTTAAAGGCAAAATGAATGGCGGTATTTTTAGAGAGGGAGGAGTTGGAAACAATGCTAGATTTTCTGAAGAAACTGAAGTAATAGTAAGCACAAAAATAAAATCATAAAATGAGTGAAATTAGACAAGGTAATGATACTAATCTAGGAACTGAAAGAGATTTCGGTACTGGATGTCTTAATGCATTTTTATCAGAACTGGGAGATGACATGACTGGAGCTTGTATGGTTCCTGTTAATTTGCCACAAAGAGAAATAATTAATATAGTTAAAAGAGCTAAAAAATGGTTCTATAAAAACTATGAAGATTCTGTTAGAGAGAATTATTATGTAATACCTAAAGATGTATTCGACTCTGCATATTTTAAATCTAATAGATCGTTAAACCTACCTGGAGCTGAGGCAGATGGGTCTGGTGCAGTGTTTTCTGTATTTGGTGTATATGACACTGGATCTGGATATAATTCGACTGGCGCTGGCTTAGATGTAAGATTTCAACATGGCGGTGATTTTGCATTAGAAAAAATGTTGTTTAGAGGAATGTATGACGGATCAGGACCTGCAGAAGCTGCAGAAGAATTACAGTATTATGTATTGAATGCTTCTATGGCAGATCTATCTAGACAAATTATGGAAAATCCTATTTCATTTAGTTATACTAGATTAAATGGTGATTTAAAGATATTAGGAGATACTCCTAAAAGTGATGTTGTATTAAATGTATACGAGACAATTGAAGATTGTGCGTTATACGAAGATGAAGTATTCTTTAGATACTGTTCAGCTAAGATTAAGCAATCCCTAGGTGCTAAATTAGGGATCTTCAAGTTTGCATTACCTGGTAATGTAGAATTTGACTACGACGCAATAAAAGACATGGGAGACACCGAGTTAGAGTCTATTATTGAAGAGATAAAAGGAGACGAAGGAGTGGACTGGATGTTCCACTCTTAAAAGTCGAATACATATATAAATGGATTTTTATATTAAACATATAGGTGACCCTAATTATCAAACTAATGTGGTCGTAAACAACGGAGAGATAGAGCAATTAATGGCTCAAATTGAAACTGTTTTATTTACCAGAAAAAGAGATGTACTAGGAGAGCCTGGCTTTGGCTGTAACTTAGATGATATGATCTATGGATTAAACCAAAGTGAATATCAAATTAAGAACGAAATCGAAAGCCAATTAATGAATTATGTACCACTGGCACGTAAGTATTCTACTCAAGTTGCAGTTGAATTTTATAGAGGTGAAGTACGAGATGTTGCTTACATTGATATTACTATTAATAACGAGTACATAATCCAAGTAAATTTAAGATAAATAGATAATGGCTGAATTAAAATTTTTAAGCACGTTAAGAGCTACCGCGAACCAAATCAAGGCAGATTCTCGTACATATATCTCAAGGGTATATAAACGTGCTAATACGCTTTTTACCGAAGCATCCCCATTTGCTCAAATAGTAAATGTAATGGCTGAGCTCGGTGAATTAATCATGTTCTACATAGAAGACTCTACTGTTGAACAAAACATATACACTGCGCAACAACCAGAATCTATTTATGGTTTATCGAGATTAGCTGGCCATGATGCTACTAGAGGTTTTGCAGCAACTGGCGAAATAGAATTTAGATGGAAGGTTGGTGCTGATTTAGGTAAGCTTGCAGGTACTGGTTTAAATATTGATGCAAGAGCCGAATTACAGTGTGAACAAAACGGAATGAAGTATACTCTATTGACTTCAAAGGAAAGATATAGATTAGAAAAGTCTAATAAGTATAAAATTAAAACTGCAATTATACAAGGTGAATTTGAAGAACAAACATTTACTTCAACCGGAGAATCAATGCAATCATATAATGTAAAAGTTAATAAGTTAACCGATCATTCAATGGTGAGTGTTTCTGTTAATGGTGAGAAGTGGAGCAAGCACGATTCTATGTATGACTTATTAAGTGATGAAAAAGGATTTATACTTAAGACTGGTATTTCAGGTGGACTTGATATTTATTTTGGAACTGGTAATTTTGGAGCAATACCTCAAGCAGGTGCTGATATTGCAGTAGAATATGTAAAACATTCTGGTGCTTTAGGTAACTTAGCAGATGGACAAGACTTAGTATTCCAATGGAATTCAGAAGGTACTGATTCAAACGGAGACGAATGGGATTTAAATGAATACTTAGAAATTAATATTACATCTTCTCCTAAAATGGGAGCTGATTCTGAATCAACTGAGTTTACAAAATTAATGGCGCCTCTAACGTCCAAATCGTTTGTTCTGGCGACGCCGGATAACTATGAGTATTTCTTATCAAGATATGGTTTATTCTCTTATGTGGACGCTTACAATACAACAGAAGACCAATATTTAGATGATGATAATGTTATCTATATTTTTGCAGTCCCTGATGTTAAAAGAAAACTATTAGCTTCTCAAGATTATTTTTCTATTCCAGAAAACGAAATGTTCTTTGACCAAAATGAATATGATAAAATGTCACAAGTAATTCAAGACAGTGGCCAACAAATGGTTACAACTGAAGTTGTTTTTGTGAAGCCTAAAGTTAGAAAATATAGTATGGATATCAATATTAGATATTTTGAAGGACATACAAGACAAGAAATATTTACAGATGTTAGAGAGGCTGTAAGTAATTACATGTTAAATGTAACAAGAAGAGATAAGCTACCTAAATCTGATATTGTGTATATCCTTGAAAAGATTGAAGGTATTGATGCAGTGAATGTGAGATTTATATCTGAAACAGAAGAGACAGCTAGAAGATTAGGTTATTATGATTCTAAAACTGTAAGTGTTGTACCACAAGAGCCTGTTTTATTAGAAGATATTGGTAATGGTAAACAAAAGTATATCTTCTTTAAACAAATAGAAGAAGTTAAAACAATTCCTGTAGATGCAAGTACAGCAATTCCATATAAAGTCGCTGGTTTAGATGAATGGGGTGATATAATTATGGAAAAAGAAGAGATCGCTGTTTTTAGAGGCGGATGGCAAGATAGAGATGGTGATGTAATTATAGATGACGCTCGTATAAATGCGGAAGCTGCACTTAGTGTTAATTTTGATAGTGAGCCAGTACCTAGAACAATTTACACTAGAGTACAAGCTGGAAATAGACAAGCCCTAAAATAATGTTATTTAAAGATTTATTAGTATACAAGCGTAAGAGGTTATATAAAGTAGCTAAGCATAGAAGAGACAATCTTAAGAACACGAGGTATGATTATTCTGCAAAAACTTCTGGTTTAATTTCTAAAATGCTTTCTAGACATATTTTTAGAAATCAAACAATGAGAGAGTTTCTTATGTTTGTAAACGATTTTCTTTTAAATCTTTTAGATCAAGTTAGATACTTAAGAAATTATACTAACTATACAGTAGAAAAAGACAATACTACAAGTAAATAATATGTGGAATAATCTAAGATTCTTTAATGGTACTACAACTGAACTACAATTAGCTCAGGATGTTGATGGTATTTGGACCGGTAAAGTCTTTTTACCTGAAGTATCTGCTGGCCTATATGAAACGATTAATCTCTTTATATTAGAAGATGTTATGGAACAAAATGGTGGGCCAACAATTAGTAAGCCACACCAACCTGATGGGATTAGAACTTCATTTAAGTTTTCATGGGAAGCTTTAGAAAAAGACCAATCTAAAGATGTCATTATGTATGGCATGAGCGTAGATGCTGGAAAGGCTTTTGTAAAAGAATTAAAAAACCAAGAGTTAGAGCTAGACTCTAATAATATTGTATCACAGGATGCTAGTTACTATAAGACTGTTGTCTATCCAATCAATACTGCTTTACAAATTAATATTGCTGTATCTTCACAAGATGCAGGTATTCATAAAAGAGTATTATTAATAAGTGATACTTTAGGCGGTGCTATTGCTAGAATAGAATTTTATGGAGAAGTTGAAGCTGAAGATGAAAGACTAAAAGTTCTTTTAGCTAACTTAGGTTCATCGTTAGAGGAAGAAGATTTTATGCTATTTAAAAAGCATGATATTTCTGAGATGCACCCTGATTATCAACTACTAAACCAAAAGAGAAAAGAGTTGCTTCTAGAGATGAACAACATCAAACCTTTTGTTGGAACATATAAAGCCATTTTGAATGCAATTGATTTCTTTGGCTATGATAAAATTACTCTTAAAGAATATTGGATCACGGTAGATAAAGATTCTAAAACATTTGGAAAGCTACATGCAATTCCAGTACCTAACTCTTCAGTAAGAGGAGAGATGACTAGAAAGCTACTTAAATTTAAGATGCCTTCTAAAACTCAAAAGAAGACTAGTAGATTTTCATTAGTCTACAGATTAAATGAGCCTAATGGTACTTTTGATCAGTGGGATTTTGCTAATGTTGATGAGGTATTTGATTATACTCCTGAAGAAGTCTTAATTAAACTATATGGTTTAAAGAATAGATTACAAAGAGATTTTTTACCCCTAGAAGCTAAAATTATAGATATCACAGGGGAAGGCGACTACTTCACTCAGAAGAATGTCAACATGTGGAAGATTCAAAATCCAATTAGTTTTTTCAGTGAGGGACATAGAGTTAAGTTTGATGTATTTCCAAATAATAGAGATCTTTTTATTGAAGACACTTCACTGGTTTTAAAATCAGTATTAGATCAAGATGCTACTGGAACTAATTACGATACATTCCTAAATTTAGGAATTGGTAATGAGTCTACTTTAACAGCAGCTCAGAGAACTGAGATGAAATCTATCTGGGAAACTTTCTATGAAACATATCATGACAGAAGCCTAGAATCATATAATGCTAATTACGCTGAACATGTAACTCCAATTGGATGTCCGGTTATTTTAGATTCAACTGAATCATGGGATGATATTTGGGATGAAGCTGTTTTTGTTTGGGATGATGCAGTAGATGCTAATCAAAACCTAAAAGTAACCTGGAACAACTGGTATAAAAGATGGGTATATGAAATTGAATGGATTATTGATGGACCGAATGGATTCCACCAAGAATATAGAGGTCCGGTTGACTACCTAGATGCACAGAACGAGGCTACTGGCGATTATAGAAGATTACCTATTAACTTACCATTCGTTGGAAGTTATACAGTAGAGATGAGACTATATGATCTATTTGGACACATGTCTTACTATAAAAAATCTGATATAATTGATGTTAAATTAAAAGAGATCGAATTATACGGTGTTTACAAATGGTTAGATAAAGATGCGAAAGGTAATGCTGCGACTTGGGATTCTAAGTTTTTAGATTGGAATAAGTCAGGTGGTTATTATGATTTCCCACAAGATAATACAGATAAAGTTGAAGATAGTATTGCAACTTTCTATTTAACACTAGATAGAGCAAACTATACAAAAGATGCAAAAGACCAAGGTGTTAGATTTTCTACTGTTAGAAGATTTCAAGACATATATTCTGATACAGGTTATTCTGAAACTACTGGTCCATACCAATGGGGCGAATCTTCATTTAGATGGAAAGATTCTGAACATAATTGGTGGGACAATATGAGAGTGGGCGCAGATTTAACAGCATCATTTAAAATAGATTGGATTGAACAAGGAGATATTTTAAAAATAACTCATAAAAATCCAATAACAAATGCAATTAGCATAGGAACTCACGTAATAGCGTCGACAACTCCTGCTAATGCTACTCAAATTACATTATGGGAAGCTATTGTAGCAGAATTAACTGCAAGCACAGACCCAGTTATTTCTAAATTCAACTATAATTTAGTTGCATTAGACGGAGACGGTGATGGAGATATAGAGTCTCAAGGTGGACAAGATCAATTCCAATTCATTTTATGTGTTGGTAAAGAGTATTCTAAAACATACGATTTTGAAACAGCAATAATTGAGAAGTTTGATCCAAATTCAATCTCGGCTACAAGTGGTGACGTCCATGTAGTTCACTATAATCCAACATGGGATAATGTAAAAGTATTTAAAAACTATGCGGTAGTCGAAAGATCTACCCATTTAACTATATCAACGGATATTTCTAAGTTCCCTGGGGCTAAAAACCCTAAGTGGACTATTACTAATATAAGTAACCCAGAAATCAATGATATATACTATAATAATATGTGGCTCACGTACATTTTCCAGAAGCCGGGTGATTACTCGATACAACTGGAAGCGGAAGACACGTATGGAAATAAGAACGTTGTAAAACGCAACATGTTAAAAGTAAAATAAACGAAAAAATGGCAAACATTACTGAAATTTTAGGTACAGACTCGGTATCATCTTCTAGACCAGTTATCAATAGTAACTTTGAACTATTAAACGACGAGCTAGCTTCTATAACAGCATTATTAAATCCTACTACTGCGGTATTAACGGGTTTAACAAACGCTACTGTAGCAGCTTTAAACGTTGTTGATGGTTCCACGTTATTATCGGTTAGTTCTTCAGGTGCTTCAATCGGTACAGCAGCAACTTTTTCATCATCTGTAACTTTTGGTGCTCAAATCATCAAATCAGGTGTTATAGGAACAGCAGCCGCACCGGCAACAGGAGTTCAATTAACTCCAACATCTATCACTAAGGGTTCATATCTTATTGATGGTGCATTCACTCTTCCAAATGGAAGTGATGGAATTGAAGTAACGTTAATCAATAAGTCTAATGCTGCAGCAGCCGTAACAGGTACGCTTGGCGCGACTACTATTGAATTAACAGGACTTAACTCAACTGTAACATTAAGATGCTTTGAGAACACATGGTATGTAATTAGCTCACACGCTTGTACAATATCATAAATTAAACAAAAAACCGAACTGTAGATGGCAACTCCGTTAGTTAGAATACCGCAGCCGCAAGGTGGCACAATGTATGCTTTCGCTTCAGCAGCGAGAGATATTACTAGGGCCTTTAATAGTGCAGATATCAATTTTGAGTTTAGTAAATACGCTTTACTAGACCTACCTGATTTCACGCAATCTGTGGCCAATGAAAATAGCATTGACTTTGGATTAAATCTAAAGCAACCCTCTGGTCAACCATATATTGCCGGCATGCCAAATGTGGATTTCGCACAGACATTCCAAAACTATGCATTAAACTTAGAAGAGATTCTTTTAGGTGATGATGATTACGATCCAATCATTTTAGCATCTGATGCTGAAAAGATTTTCTTTAAGTGGTTATCTGCGCTAGGTGCAATAGATTTTAGATCAACTGACTCTAACGAAAGTTCAACAGGCGCATACGCTGAAAACGATAACGCGATCTTAGGAGGCTCTAACTATGATAAAGTAGTAAAGTACTTAGGTAGTATAGACGCAGAGAACGACGTAGCATATCAAGGTAACACTTATCACGAGGTTTATATTAACGTACCAACTTCGGTAGGTTATACCCCTCTGGTATTGTTTAAGCCAACAGAGTATAATACATCAGCGACAAAGCTTTATCCGTCAGATGTAAATGCAGCTAACGTTGAAGGTAGAGAGGGACAAACACATCCAGATCCTAATATTAATTTAGAACCAGTAGTTGATAATCATACATTAGCATCAGGACCTTTTTATGAGATCCAAACTAATGCTACTAATTCTGTACAAGTTGATTGGGACACTCTATCATACGAGCCTATTCAAAATAATCCAGACGTTAAGTCTTTATTAGATTATGCGAAGACGGGACAACAGTTTAAGTTTAATGCTGTTTTAGTTTATTACGATTTATATAGCTCTTCAGTACCTGCAAATAGAGCAACGAACCTATATGGTATCTTAATATTAGATGATATTACAGATTCACCAGGTCCTGGTTCAAAAATACACGAACAAATTAAGTTTAAGCCTAATGAAGTAACTGGTTTAAATGGTAATGCGTTCTCATTAAAATTAAATCTTAAATTTAATTCATCTCTAGATAACGTTGGAGTTGAGACAAGTGTTAATGACTTTACTACTTTCTCAATGGATCTTTTTATGGACACTACAACTGCCCTAGAGAATGCAACAGATTTATTATTACAGGCTAATAATAGATATTCAAAAATTGTAGATAGATTAGACTCTTTAGAGAATGTAGTTTTAGGCACTGCAAAAGCAGCGGCATTAGAAGCTAGAATTAAAGAAGTTGAAGATGATTTAACTGCTAGTTCACTACAACTACAAGATTCATCTGCACTATTAGATTTAATTAATAATGCCCATGCTAAAATTAATCAATTAGTAGATGGTACAATCCCGGTAGAATTACAATATAATACAGATGTAGTTTTTTCAGGAAGAGGTACTACAGTTGATAAATCAGTAGCTGGTAAGATAAAAATTAACAACGAGGTTGATGGCTACTCAGTTTCAGACGTTTACAAATGGGATATTGCATCTAAAATTACAACAGGAGCTTTAACAGTTACTGCACCTTTTGATAATTCAAATGCAAACCAATACGGCGTTTGGTCTAAGTTAAATCTTTACACTAATAGATTAAGTTTAAAAAACTTATTGACTAGTGACCCATTAAATAGTAACCTAAATATATACATTGATGATTCTACCAACGGTTGGAAGAAAGGTCAAGTATTTAAAATTGCAGTAGATACAATAGACGTTAATGGTAATAACATTAAAGTTTGGACTAACAAATCTGCAGGATGGGCTAATATCGTTGATATTGATCCTTCTCAATTATTAAGTACTAAACCATATATCGAACTAGTTTGTGTAGACCCAATCAACTTTGTATTCGAAGTAGATATTTTAAGATAATATGAACACTAACAACTCCATATCTAACTCATTGAAGAAACTGCTAGAGATTAATACTAATTCTCTTAAGACCTTTGAGCGTATCAACGAAGCAGTCACTACTAATCAGAAAGATGTCTCATTAGAGATTCTAACTGATGAAGGTACTAAAATAGTATCAATACCTGGTTTTGGCTTTATGAAAAAAGAGCTAGAAAGATTAGATAATAATCTAAAATCTCTTACTGGATTAGGAAAGGGTAGTACTAAAGTGAAATTACCAGATGGTACTTTTCAAAATATTATTACAACCTCTTTAAAAACTCCTGCTAATGACATTTCAACATTAGCTAGACCTACTATTTTTGCTACTAAGCCAAATTATTTTGCAGAGGATTTCTTAAACCCAATGTTAACTACATCAATGGATGTTAGTGGGCAGATTCCAAATGATACGGAAAGAGTTGTTGTAAAAAGAATTTTATTTGACGGAACAAATCAAGTTGCTGTAGATTTCTTTAATGAAAATTATAGAAACCAAGATAGCGTAGATTATTTAACAGCTATTAGAGATGTAGTCAATAACAATATAGCATATACTCTTGATGAAGAAGTAAGAGATATGCCTTACAGAACTTCACAATATACTGGAAAATTTGATGTAATATCAATTTCTAATTCTCAGAGAGAAGTAGTTGAAGGTGGAGTTACTAAAAAACAAGCTATCAAATTATATACATTAGATAAGCTTACATACTCAGATAATGATAAGGACCTAGACCAGACTGAATTAATCCGCGTGGGTGATGAATTGATGGTCGCTGGTGGCTCTAAAAACACTAGGTATAAGATTAATAAACTTGACGCATCGACTCGTCAGGTTGAACTTATGTTGATTGAAGGGTACGAACCGATTAAGATTGGTGCTAACATATTATCAGTATATAAAGCTGAAGATAATAATTTAAGTATTGAAGTTCCTGTTGGATTTGATGAAAGAATCTTAATGTTTGTAAAAGCAGTAGATTCACAATCTAAGTTATTAGCTGAAAAATGGTCTCCAGGTGTTGGTTTCTATTCTAATGATTTAGAGATTTTACAAGAAGATGGTTCAATTGTACTATTATCTGATTACTATAAAGAGAATGTAGCTGATTTTGGTAAATTTATTATGGCAATTAAAGAGGATAACATTCCTCCTGCTACAGTTGGTGTAACACCGGATGCTCCAGTGTTAAATAGAGATAACTTTAAAGTTGTTCAAATTAATAAACACTTAACTGAAAATGATTCAGCGGATAAGATTAAGAAATTATCAGCGGATAAGATTACAGTATTTGAAGCTGTTAAGAAATTAGACAACAGTATTACTAAGAAGAGAGCTATTTTTTCTACTAAGAAATATGAATCTAAAGTTCAAAAGGATAAAGATAGAAATGAGCTTAATTCTTTAATTGAAGAAAGAACTTCTGAAGCTAAGCTATATAATTCTGTTGTAAATCAAATACAAGCGGTAGCTTCATCATCGAATGCTGCTAAAATTAATCCTAAATATAGAGTTAGAGGTTTTTGGTCAATACCTTATGCAAAACAAGTTGCAGATACGTTAGATCAAGAAGTTGTACAATTTATTATACAATATAGATACTTAAATACTTCAGGTAAAGCTGCTGAAGCTGCTCAACTTAAATTTAAAGATGCTGGTAGAGAAAAACAAGCAATCTTTTCAAATTGGAATGAGTCTAAAACTATAGTTAGAAAAAGATCTAAGTCAATAGATAATAATGGTATTATTTCTAAAAACTTTAGCTGGCAACAAACTAAAATTGAAGATGGTCAAGAGATTAACTTTAATCAATTAGATATTGCTATTAATCAGGGTGAATTAGTAGAGATTAGAATTAAATCTGTCTCTGAGGCTGGTTTCCCACAAAATCCTATTTTATCTGATTGGTCAGAACCTATTACAGTTTCATTCCCAGAAGAAGAAATTGATACAACTGATGTTTCTGCTGTAGTTGAAGTTAATACTGCTGAACTTGCTAAAGTTCAAATTACAGAGGAATTAACAGCACAAGGAGTATACACTCACATTAGCGATGGATTTTCTGCAAATGAAAACTTTTATGCACACGTTGCAACTAATATTGCATCTGGATTTTTATCTCCAGAGCAAAAGCCAATATCTGTTTATGATAAAATTGCAGAATTAGAAGCACAAATAGCAGGACTTAAAGGTACTGTTGAAGCTGAAGTTGGTGAATTAATTGTTAAGATTGTTTCAGAAGATGGAACAGTTACAAACATTGTAAAAGATACTACAACTCAATTATTTGCTGGTTACTATGTAGATGATGTTGCTGATTTAACTGTTAGAAAAGGACATATTGTTACTAAAACTTTTAAATTACAATTAGAAAATAGTAAAGCTACTAAACTAGAATTAATATCTAGACTTATTGGTGATAGATCTAAGCCTGCATATAGATCAATTGGTACATCTGCAACTGCAGCTACTAATGGATTTGGTATTGGTAATAATGATGCTGGTGGTTCAACGGTTGATAATAAAGTAGAAAGAGATGATTACTATCAACAAGAAGGTAATTATGACTTAGTACCGATTCAATATCAAAATGTAGATAGTACTTCTTTTGATAAAACATCGGATGCTCCATATCAATCAGCTCAAAGAAGAGGTCAATTTATCTATAGTAGATATATGGATATTGCAAATCAGAACTCACATTATATTGATTCACCTTTAGATAATTTAGGTGCAGGAGTTACTCCAACTATCAGTAATTATGAGTATGAGTTAAAAACTGATGGAGATTTAGCATGGCCTAATCCACTTGCAAATGATAATAACACTACCAATTTTATTTGGTCAGGTAGTTTTAATAACTCTACAATTGGTGCAAGTCCAAGTTCTTGGGATAGATCTAAGATTGATGTATCAAGTACTAGTGATATTAATTTAACTAATTACAATAATGGATTGTTCTTACATAAAGATCACCCACTATTAGAAAATATTTGGCAATCTGCATATACTAATTATGATGGTACTCCTGGTACTGGTATGGATTTAGCGGTTACTAGAAAGTCTATGATATTTTCTTTACCTAAAACAGCAAACCAAGCTACGGGCGGAACATTATTTCAAATCTTTGGTTATGATATAAATTATGACCAAATCAAAGCTAAACAGCAAGTTGCTTATCATGATGGTGAAGGTTTATTTGACGGAACATTAGTTGCTAATAATCCTGATATTGTTAGACCGATCAAAATGTCGTTTGACGCAAGCGATCAATACTTATTAGGTGGTAGATCTTGTGGATCTTTCCTTTTTATGTCTCCTGTAAATCCGGATTCATTAAAAGTTAGTGGAGAAACTAAAAGATCTGCAAAACAAATAAAAGCTAAAAAAGATAATGAGTCCAACGCGGTAAGCGTAGATATTGTGTTCCAATACAGAATGACTGATTACTTTGGCAACGACGAATCTACTGATACTGGAAGAATTGGAGGTTTTGCTAGACTAGCATATAATAACTTAACCTATACTAAAAAATTAGGTTTGGATATTTTCGATAAGTATGGTGAGCAATTTTCATTTGATTTAGAAGTATTTGCTAAGTACAGCCCAAAAGGTAAGAACTTAAATTCTATTAGAGCTGCGCGACTACTCAGGTAACATAATGTATCTGCTATAAAGGTGGATATATAATAGAGGAAACCCTCTAGAAAAAGTAGAATAAAGAATGGCGCACATAATAGAAATACTTACAAGTACAACATACACTTCATCTGCGGATGCATTAAGTCTTGGACCTGCGGCGTTTGCTGATAGTGGAGAGACTGTAGAAACGAAGTATTACGATGAGGCGCAGGGAGGGACGCAAACTTACTTAGAACTTGCTGATATCATTTATAGTACTAGTACTGGAGGTGGAACCCTAAGTGATCCATGGAATCCTGCTGACCCAGGTGGCGGTGTTACAACTGTATGGTTATATGCTCAAGATCAGTCAGCTAATCCAGGTTATGAACATGCTGTTGAAATGAACTTTGGTACAAATCCAGGAGAAGTCTTAGCGATAGCGGGTCAAACGCAAATAACTACTACAACTGCAGCTCCGACAACTACAACGACAACGACTGCAGCGCCTCTTACTATTGAGTGGGATGATACAACACAGGAAGACATAATCCCAAATGGTGCTACTATAACTGAATTGTTTACTGTAGCACAGGCTACTACTTCATGGGGTATTAATGATATTAGTATTACAAGTGGAACCACTAATCCATGGACAGATCCTCAAAACGATATAACTATAAATCTTGTTTCTTCTCCTGGTACTAATGGGCAGTATGAAATTAATATTACCGTTGCAGCTTATGCTGGTAATACTACTAGAGATGCAGAAATAGTATTACAACA